CCCCTCGCTGGAGTCGCTGACCACTTGGGCGCTGGAGGACCAGCCGACGATGGGGACCACCGCGTTGACCGACATGACTGCGCCGGTTCCGAAGAAGTTGCCGTTTTGCTTGGTCAGGCCCGCTTGCGTTGCGCTTTCGAGGCCGAAGGTTAAGTAGGTGACGCCCGGCTCGCCGAGCATCTGCTGGTCATGCGCCGCCGCGTAGGACGTGCCTTGCGTAAAGTCGCCAACCTTCTGAATGGTGACGAGCTTGGCGGAATCGGTGGTCAGGCCAGCCGGTAGCCCCACCCGCGCCTCGGCAGCCGTCGGCGTTCCGTTCGTCCATCGACCGCGAATCTGAATCGAGTCGCCCGCACGCCTCCACCACATTTCAACGCCGGTAGTAGTCCCGAACCCGTTGAACGTCGGCGTGTAGCTCACCCAATCCGTCACCGGAGTCGAGAACGTCGCGTTCACCGGGCCGACTTGGATGTCGTCAAACTCAAGAGTGTATGCAGAGGCCGATGTAGACGACACAAAGAGAACCAGCCGGTACGCCTGACTGTTACTCGCCGTCTGAAACGTGCAAAGAAGCGTTCCCGTGACGCTAGAGACGCTCTGAATCTGAAAGCCAGCGGGCTCGATCAGCTGACCGTTCGTGACGTCCACGATGTAGGCGATCATGTCGCCGTCAACGTAAGTGCCGCTCACGACCGAATAGACTGCGCTAATGGTCAGACGCTTGGCTTGATCCGCCTTATCGATGGTGAAGTCAGCCGTCACCATCTCGCCCTGACGGTTTGCGGCGTCTTTTGTGAACAGAAACGATGCCTGACCACGCTCGGGCGTCGTCGTCGTGCGCGTCCACGTAACAGACCCGCTCGGCGTTCCTCCGGGGCTGACCTCAGGACGAGTCGATGGCGTCGTGTTGGCTCGCCTGACCCAGCCTTGCGTGCTCTGCTCCGCGTGGCCGTTGCCGATGTAGTTAATCTGCCCGTCAAAATCGATCTTCGTTCCATCCGGCCGAATGATGCCGTCGGCGGTCAGAAGCCTTGTCCTACGTCCCGAGAAGATTGCTGGCGAACCCATTCAATTAGCCCTTTCCATGGCTAGTTGCACCGCACTGATTAAGTGCCGTACAAGTTGATACAAATTTCTCCCACGTTAGCCGTTCCGCTTACGGCACGAATCGAAATGCGAGTGCCAGAGGCAATGCGCACAGGAATCCTGCCGTTGCCGCCAGGCATCACAATAAACAAGCGCGCTTCAGACGCTGCGGCGCCCGTTCCAATCTCGAGAGTCTGTCCGCTCGAGTCGAAGATTTCAATATCCTGCGCCTGAGATCCAAGCGACGGGATCAGCTCAACCCAAGCGCCCGTAGTCACGCTGCCAGTCGAATAGTCGCGGCGAGCCGTGGCCACAACCGTATACCCGAGCGGCTTCACATGCAGCGCGCGCAGGGCGCCAACGGCGCTTGAGGTAATGTCGTTGCCGACTCCGTCTTGATTACGGACGCTCCAAGTTCCGGACTGACTTGCAGGAATAGCCGACTGATCCGACGCGATAACGACCGGCGCAGAGCCAGCCATGAGCTTTTGCCCAAGCGTCCCAAACTTAGCCGACAGGCCCGCAAGCGTCGTTTCGGTCGCAGCCCCTGCCGGAAGCGGCAGCGAAGCAGCGGAAACCGGCACAGCCGAGGCCCTGAGCTGCACGTCAGTCAGCGGACCCGAGACAGGCACCGCAGACGCTCTGAGCTGCGTATCAGTCAAAGGACCAGACACAGGCACGGCCGTGGCGCGAAGCTGCGAATCCGTAAGCGGACCAGAAACTGGGACTGCCGTCGCCCGAAGTTGCGTATCAGTCAAAGGACCCGAGACGGGAACGGCCGACTGGTCAGACGCAATTACTACAGGCGCACTGCCTGTCATCGCCTTTTGGCCGAGGCTGCCGAACTTGGCAGACAGACCGGCAAGGGTCGCCTCGGTGGCAAAGTCAGCGGTTGCACCGGATGCATTCAGCACCTTGACCGGCAGCGGCCGAGAGTTAGCCGGAGTGACCGTATCCTCAGCGACGCTTTGGTTGACGCCGTTCCGAACGTATTGAGCGGGTCCAGAGTTGAGCGTCGGCTGCGGGTATTGAACAAATTGAGTAGGCATCTCACGACTCCTTAGCCGACAGCTTGGCGGTCAACGTGCCCGTGCCAGACGTGCGCGTCCATGAAACACGAATCCAAGGGATCGACGTCACCTGCAAATCAATCAGATAGTCCTGGTTTGCGCTCGAAATGCCCGTTAGGCCAAGCGGCAGGTCAACCCAGGTCTCGTTATCGATGCTCGACTGCACCGCAACAGCGCCAACCGCGTTCGTGGTGCGGACGTCGATATACAGACAGATACGGTCGAGGCGTTCAACGCTCGTCGAGACCGTTTGAAAAGACGCCGCAAGCGACTGAGCGTCGGCGAGCGTGTAGGTCTTAATCGTATTCTTTCTGCTGCTCACCCGTTCCCCCTTTTGAGTTCGGCCCGGATCTCGAGCCTAGGCATGTCGCTACATGCTCAGTATGAACTAAACCCGCCGAGACGCCACCTTGTCCGCATCGCTCGCAGCGCGATCCGCAACCCCAACATCTTTCATGGCGCCGGGGCGCATTTTGGGCTGCGAAGCACCTGATTGCTCGGCTTGTGCCTCTTGCTGCTGATACGTGCTTTGAAGCGCCTGAATGCTGCTTGCAGACAGCGAGGGGTCAAGCTCCATCCCAAGCAAGAGCGACAGCTTGAGCTTGGCTTGGTAGGGAAACTCCCTCTGCTTTTCGGTCAAAGATTCCACGACGCGCTGCCGAATTTTACCCATATACTCAGGGTAAACCGCGTCGAGAGTCTCGACCTGCTCGCGCGTAAGCGTGCCGTCCCGCAGGTCATCCAGTACCTTAAGCGGGTTCATCGCGGCTTCTACTCGGCGCACGAACTTAGACATTTCCATGTCGCTTGGCTTGAATTTCCTCGTGTTCACGAGCGAAGGCGGCACGAGCGCCTTGGGCATCGTTTGATCGAGGTACCGTAGCGCTTGCTGCGACGCGGCTTCAAATGCTTCTGCGGCCTGCGGGGCGCCGCCCTCGCGGATCGTCTGAACGATCATGCCCTTTTTCTGCTCAACCTTGCCCGGCTCAATCAGGGGCGTCTGGATCTGCTTACGCATACGATCGTATGCTTCAGCCACGTCCTTGGGCTGCGACTTGTCGTCATCGCCCAGCATCGCAAGCACCACGGCAAGGCTCTTAGCCGAGAGATCCGTCACGCCCTCGGGCTTCTTGCCCTTCACCGCGCCGCCAGCCTGCGCAGGCTTGGCAAGCTTGTCGAGAAAGTCGGGGATCTGGTCAAACTTCTGAGCGATTTTGCGGTTTGTTTCCTCCATGACCGAAAAGGCCTGGTAGGCTTCTTCAGCCCGAAGCGCGGTCAGCTTGGCTCGATCCGCAACGCGCGTCGTGACGTACTTGATCGGCTCCGTGTAGAACCGCAGGCGCTCGGCAGCAGCAGCCGTGCCCGGGTTATCCATCTTCGGAAACGCGTTATAGATGCGACGCAGGTTCTCAATCGTGCGGCGCTGGTTCTCGCTAAACAGGTAGGGCCGCGCCTCTTTTGGCACGTTCTTAATCAGCGTCAGCATCCGCCCGACCTGATAACGCCCCGTCGTCGCATCCACGGCTTTGGTCGCAAGCTCGAGCCGCTTCAGCCTTGCCAGCTCCTCAAAGGCATCCGGGAAGTTCTTTCGGACAAACTCAAGCGCGCGGACGTTCTTAACGTCAAAAAGCCTGTCGGTGATGCGCTCAGCAGGCGCACGCCGCAGGTTCTCGAGCAGGTCACGCGCCCGCTCACCACGTCCCGACCTAGTTTCCTGAGCAAGCTCCTTGAGCCAGCCTTTGAATGCCTTGTATTCGGAATCAATCGCCTTGCGACGACCCGCAAGCCCGCCGGCATCTAGCACAGCCTCGCGCGCGGCCTTCGCGCTGTCCCGAAGCGGCGCAAGCCACTGGACGAGGTTGTCATCCCCAGCCCGAGCAGCCTTTTTGATCTCGGCACCCAGCGAGGTAATGGTCGAATTGAGCTGCCTAACGTTTGATGCGTTGAGAACGTCACGCAGGTACGTCTCAGTGGTCGCCCGGTTGCCCGCTTGCGCCTCAAGCGTAAACAACGGGTTGCCACGCACCGCCTGAATGGCGCGGTCCTGCGCCTCTTTCAGCGCAACGCCAGCCTGCTTTCGCGCCTCAGTATTGATCAGGCGCTTATCGATTTCCTCGTCAAGCTCGCCGTAGACCTTCTCAAAATAGCCGAGGCGCTCCTCGATCTTGCCAGTGACGCGCTCCTTGGCCATCGCCCCGACTGCGGCGCTGCTTTTGCCATCAAGGGCCTCTCCCGGCGTGATCTTGCCCAAGGCTCGCGTCGCAACGTCCTGCGTGTCATCCGAGAGCTTCTGCAGCTCATCTGCAATCGATCGGCCCTCGGGCGAAGGCGAGCGGGCTAGGTCTGCAGCCGTGACCTTCGGAAACTGGTCTCGAGACTTGGCATAAGCCGGGGCGTTAATGCCCTCGTCAGCAAACGCCTTAACGGCAGCCTCATCAAAGTATTCGGGCGTCGTGCGCTTTCTGATCGTCTCAGCCGCTTCGCCCACATCAAACAGCGGCTCGATCTGCTCAACCTGCCCGATGCGCTTAGTCGCAACCTCGCCCACATCAGCAGCAGCGCGAGCCTCGGCAGCAGCTCCGCGCTCTGCGATCTCGGCAGCCTCAGCGGCAATACTGGCCTTTCTGGCCTGAATGCGGGCAAACGTTCCACCCGCCACGCCAGTCGGCACCCCAAGGGCAGCGCCAAGGCCCAGGCCAAACAGCAGCGTCTCGCCTGCTTCCTTGGGATTCCCAAACGCAGCCTCAGTCAGAGCGGCTGGGGCAGAGAGCACAGCGCCCTCTACGCCCATCTCAATCGTCTTACGGGCAATGTTCTTGCCCATGCCCTCAAGCGCCTTCTGACCAATCTTGGCGCCAACCGCCCTAGTCGCGGGCCCAAGCGCAGCTGTGGCAGCCTTAGCGCCGAGCTTTGCAGACGCACCAATCAGTGGGCCGCCGACAGGAAGCGATGCCACGCCGCCAGCAAGCGACGACAGCAGTTCAACGCCCTCAAAGCTCTTGGCGAGAGCGCGGTTCTTGGCCAGGTCAAGCGGATCGAGCGTCCCACGCTCAACCGCACCCGATACGCCAAACGTCAGACCATCTAGGAATGCACGGCTTGCAACTTTAGCCGCGCCCTTAGCGCCGGGGTTGGCCTCAACGTACTTTCTGACCGCGTATTCCTCGGGGCGCTCAATCTTTGCACCCTCTCCAATCGCAGCCGGCAGCTCGTCTGCCGTGACAGAAGCCGTTTCGCCATCGGGCTTGATGACGTTGACGATCGTGCCCTTTTTATAGGCGTGCGTGCCCGACGCAATCGCCTGCTCGAGCTGGTCGTCTGGAAGCGACTCAGCCTTGCGGGTCGATACGTTAAACAGCGATGGCGTGAACGAGCGGCTATCCTTGCCAGCCATTACTTCGCTTCCTTGTAGTTGACCGCCTTGTATCCGGGGACGCGCTGGGCCAGCTCGGCCTTCAGGTCTCGCTCAAGCCCCTGCCGGAGTGTCTGCAGCTTGGCCGAAGCAGCACCTTGGAACAGGCTTCCCGGGTCGCCAATGAGTCGATCGAAGACTTCCTGCGTGCCCTTATCGAGCGCGCCCGTCTGCTTCATGGTCTTGTAAGCAAACATCAGCTCGTTGACGAGCGTAGCGTATTTTTCCTTGGCCTCAGACTTCGGAAGAAACGCGCTTCCGGCGTCTTTTTGGAGCTTCATGATCTCGTTGATTGTTCCAACGGCAGACTGATAGCTTCCCACGGCCTCTTTGACGCGCTTGGCGTCGTCCTTGGTGTAGGTCAGCGCAGTCTGTCCACCAGGGAGCACCACAGCGCGGTCACGCTGGTCCTCGGGCAGCATCGCAATTTCAGCAGCGGACGCTTTGCCACCGGCCAGCCGCTGAGCAGCTGCCACCGACGCATACTGCTTTTGAAACGTAGCCTGCGCCTCAGCAAGTTTCTGATCCAGAGCGCCATTCAGCTGCATGGCCTCGCCTTTGACCTTTTGCGAGCCAAACTTAGCCGCAAGCCCATCAACCTGGAGCTTCATCTGCTCCATGATCGCCATCCGAGCGGCCGTATTGGCCAAATCCTTGTCTTTAAACTGCTGGCGCATCTCGGCGATGATGCCCGACTGCACGGTCACAGCGTCACGCTTGCGACCAATCTCGTCCTCTTGCAGCTTCAGGTCGCGGTCAATGGCCGACTCAATCACCTTAACGGCCGTATTGACTCCGCCGTTTGATCCAGCGCCCAGAGCGCCAAACGCCATGCTGATGCCGGCAAGGATTTTGTCGCCCGTGCTCATGTTGGACCAAAGGCGCTTGGGGTCTACCTTGGCCGTCGAGTACTGCGTCTGAAGGTCTTTCAGCTTCTGAAGCTCCTCAGCCTGCCGCTTCTCTTGATCGGCTTGCTCCACAAGCTGCGCGTCAGCAAGGCGCTTGGCCTCTCGCTGCGCCGTCTCAATCGCCTTAGTCTGCTCCAAAAGCTGCTGCTCGCCAGCCTTGGCCACCACGTCAACGCCGCGCTTTTGCTTCGCAAAGGCACCCGACAGCCCAAGGTCAGGCGCGCCGCCCATGCTGGCCATCTGCCGCGTGTCAGCCTGTGGCAGCGTATCGCCGGCAAGAGCGCCTACAGGCACGACTTCTTCTTGAGCGCGCAGAGATACCGGAGCAACTTGCGGCTCGGCCGCCTGCTCGGGCATCACGCTTGCGTTGACCGGAGCTTTGCCCATGAGTAGGCCAGGGTCGCCCATTCTCTGCTTGAACGAATGCGCAATTTCAGGGCTCACAAGCCCAAGCTCTGCGGCGCGCTGCAGTTTGGTCGGGTCAACGTCAGCCATTTTTCTTTCCTTCCAGCTTTTTCACGCGCTCGTGCAGCGCAGCGTTTGCGGCCAGCATCGCGCCAAAGCCCTTGCCGTAATCGACCATCTTACCATCTGGCGTGTCGATCACCATCGATTTACCCAGCTCGGTTTTCTCAAGCTCTTGGGCCATCGGGCTCACATGCTTGCCCGCCCCATGCTTTTCCTTGTCCTTGTACTCGTAAGAATGCGCTTTCATGGCCTCAAGGAACGACTCGATCTGCTTCGCGCCAGGCTTAATTTCGGTTTTGAGGTCTTCATCGCTAGCAGCCGAAGCAGCGGCTGCGCCAGCCTGAGCAACGCCGCTGATAATCCCGCCAATGGCCTTGCTCCTGCGATTCTTTCCAGCCTCGGTAAGCTCTGCTTGCGCGATCGAGCCTTGTTGATCAGCAGCACGACCCTGCCCGAGCAGGCCACCCAGCTGCTCACGAGCCGCCATCTGCTCCTGCATCCGGAGCATGGAAGCCTGTTGCGCCGCCTGCTGCTGCACGGCCGCCGCATTCTGGGCCGCCTGCCGCTGCGCCATGCCGACGTTTCCGCCCCGGGCCGAAGCGGCAAGCGCCATCTGCTGCGCGATGTTCTGGTCAGTCGCCTGCTGGAGCTGCGCCTGAGCCAAGCTCGGCCCCTGCCCGGCAGCCTGCGCCTCGAGCTGGCCAGCAAGCCCAAGCTGCTTGCCTCGGAAAACGTTCTGATCAAATGGCGAAGTGCCCGAGATCCCCGTGGCGCCTCCACCAGTGACGCCACCAACGATCGATCCGATTGGGTTGAAAATCGTTCCAGCAGCCTTTCCTACGGTTTTAACAACGCCGCCCATGCTTTAGATCTCCTTAGCCAAAGTAATCACGCCGCCAGAGGCGGAAATCACATTAAACCCGTCGCAAAGCGCCGCTTGCAGCGCCATTCCCGAAGTCTTTGCAGCCGTCATCACGCAACAGGTCATCACGTTGCAGCGTGCCTCACGGCCTTCCTGAGCCGCAATCTCAACCAGCGTGCGAGCAAGCCCGGTTTGCCGAATCTTAGGCTCGACATACAGTTCATCAATCGACACCTCTCGCGCCTCAGGAACGACGCGGTAGCAAATGAAGCCACCCGGCCGCTCAAGGCACTTTCCGCCGACGCGCTCCTCGTAATACCGGGCATACAGGCTTTTTTCGCCGCTCACGTGGCCACCTGCTGCACGCGCGTGCGGTTAATGTTGCCCTTCACCCCAACCGTGATCGCCATGCCGCTCAGATTAATTCCAGGGCCGGCCGTGTTGCTAGGATTGAGCTTCGTCACTTCAAAGCGAATCGCTTGGCACTTCTGACGCGCCGGGCGAACCTTGACCTGCTCAACGCTGGTCGTGAATACCGAGCTAGCCAAGGTCAGAGTCTCGCTATACGTGTCCTCGTAATCGTACCCGACACGCACCTGGAAGGTATGGCCAGACAGGTTTGATCCAAGGAACGCAGCCTCATAGATGCGCTGGAAGCCTTGGAGCGACTCAGACCTGAGCCAAGGCGTCACGAGCTTAAGCGGCACGTTCACGCCTGCATCTAGGAAGTTCCCAGCCAGCTCGTATCGAACGACCCCATCGCTCGAGAGCACCGCAGGCTGGCCACGCCACATGCAGCCGCTTTGTCCGCTCCAGTTCGTCAGAACCGACCATTGCTCAAAGTTGATCTGGTAAACCAGGCAAGGCCCGGACCGCAGCACAAAGCGAACCGCGTTCTCGCCCGTCTCGACATAAGACGCGACGCATTCGAGGTTCTCGTAATCCTTTACGGCCGCGCCGATGTAGCTCAGGTTCAGCCCGCGGTCGAGCAGCATGTAACCCTTGTCGCTCCGGAAGATAACGCCCATCGGCACCCGGACAACGCTTGCCGGGTCCACGCACCCGATCGAGTCAAAGAGAAGCTGCGGCGCGAAATAGTCGTTCTGAGCGCCCGTATCGGTCGGGCCCTGTCCGGCAAACACGTAAATCGAGTTGCGCTTAAACAGAATGGCCTTGTCGTCCACCACGCCGCCCGCAATCACGGGCCCCGGGTCAGAGTCCACCCGTAGCGTGATCGCGTCGCTGAAATAGGGCACCTCGCCCGCCACATACTCGCGGCTGACCCAGACTTGCCGGTCGTCCTCAAGGTCGCAGGCAACAAGCCGGTTGCGGTAGGTAAAGACAAACTTACAGGGCGGAACAGGAATGCTCTCGAGCACCCCGCCAGTCGTGTAGAGAATCTCGCGCGTCTGAAGGGTCGAGTCGGACGTCAGGTCCGTAAACGTGGCCACCGCCGCCGCAGGATTGGCAATTGCGCGCCTCGACTGCTGATAGAACGTCGTACCGTCCGCAACCGTCCGATAGACAACCAGCGAAACATCGGGTTTTGACGTAAAGAGCGGCGTCCTAAACGTGACCTGGACAGCCCGGCCGCCAACAAGTCCGATGCTGCGGGCAATCGACGGAGCCGAGCGATGAATCTGCCCCTGCGAGTCAGTCCACTCGTAAAGGGCAAGGTACTGATACGATCCGGCCGACATGGGGCCAGTGCCCGCATCGGTCAGAACGCAGGCGTCAGGCGTCGTTCTAAAGTTCAGCTCAACCGGAGCAAGGCCCGAATAGACCGACACGTTGGAGCCGCCATAGAACAGCGAGCGGCCAAGGCTTGCCGTAATGACCGGGGCAGACTCCGAAAGCGTGATTCGGGAAATCTGGGGACCGATGGCGACGTCAATCCCAAGCGTCGTGGCAGACTGCACCCGGCCGGCGCGACCCAAGCAGGTCCCAAGCTCTGTGCTAGAAAGTGCAAGAAGCTGGGAAATCCTTGTGTCTAACCCGCCTGCGGCTTCAAACGACGAGAAGCTCGTCACTACTTCGCCGTAGGGCATGGACAGAGCGCCGCGAGACCCCAGCCGAATGAGATGGTAGCTTGGAAGCTGGCTGTTATTGACCTCGTTCTCCGAGACAATGAGGTAATTCGACCCGCCAAGGCTCGCGATGGTGGAAACTGGCGTGCAGTTAGACAGCACCGTCGTCGGGGTTCCGATCGTCCCGGTGCGCGTCAGCGTGATCCGGCGGGTATCCTTTAAGAACGAAATGATGGTCGAGCTAACCTCTCGCCAGTACAAAATTTCCACCGAGGTCGCCGTCAGAAAGCCAGCCACGCCATTTAGCGCATTTGCCTCAAGCGTCTGAGCCGCAGACAGGGCGTTTAGAGACAGGTCATAGGTTCTTGCCCGAAGCGTATAGGCGGGCAGCGTGCTGCTGGTTCCGTAAATGATGTAAATTGCATCGTCTGCGTTGCCGTTCGCGTTGACGTGCAAATCAATCGTGCTCGTGACCGTTCCAACCGCAGTCGTCTCAACCGTGGTTGGCCCAGTCGTCACAAGTCCAGTCGTGGCGCTGCACACAGCAAGGCTCAGGTTACGGCTGCCAGAGAACGCAAACGCAAGATAGATTGCCCCGCCCGCGACCTTGGCACTAATGGCCTGCGCAGAGCCGCTTCCCGTAAAGACCGTGGCGGGCGAACCCCACCCAGAGGCAAGTGCTGCCGTATCCAGAATCCTGACCTGGACGACCGTGCTGATGGTCTCGTAAAGGAAGAACTTTCCGGCAGCAAAGACGACGGTAAAGACCGATGCGTTGATGTTGCTCGTAATCAGGGTCTTTGAAACCAGCACCTCGCCAGTCGCGCTGTCAAAGGCCCATGCATACGTGTCCGGGCTCGTGCGCGCGACGACTACCTCAATCCCGTTGCCCTGCGCATACGAGAAACTGGTGTAATCAATCGCAGCCGGCCGATCAATGAGCCGCGACTTTACCGACGCAAGCGTGCTCGGGCCTCGGCCAATGTAGCTTCCCGTCGCAGTCGAGTACCCATAGAGCTGGTCCGACCCGAGAAGCACCAGCTCATCATTGAACGACGCAATATTGCGCCCAGCCGTCAGCGAGCCGCCGCTTAAGATCGTCCGCACTATGCTAGTCAGGCCGAGTCGCTGCTGAAGCAGGCCCGACTTCTCAAAGATGCCGTTTTCGACCAGCGCGAGCTTCCCAGGCTGCACCTGCTTTGGGTCGGTGATCGTATCGACCCCAACCCCTAGCGGAATGTCGACGGTCTGCTTTTGAAGCGGCATAGCACCCTAGAAGATGAAAAGTTTAACCGTGACCGAACCGCTCGATACGAGCGTCAAAAACCTGTCGGTAGCAGCTGCAGACGTCCAAACGTTACGATCCGCGTCGCGATCCACCACAAGATACCCCACCGGAACCCTGCCCAGCCGATGCGCAATCTGTAGCGGCGTCGCAGACAGCGAGACTTGCAGCGTCTGACTCTCGAGCACTGGGTTCTGCGACTGCAGGAGGCGAAACGCCTCAGTAATCGCGTCCTGCGTCCGGTTCGAGAGTTGATCGTCTGTCTGTACTCGCTTGGGCAGGATCATCTCAGGCCTCAGTAAGGGAAGAAATCCTCAAGATAGCCCGAAGCCGTCTGCACGTCAGCAATCCGACCCGTTCCAGACGCATCCCGCTGACTTGCCATCGCGTTGATGCGAGCCTTAAGCGCCTCTTTCTGCATCATGAGCGCAGACGGATCCGACTCCTCTTTCACAAGGCACCGGATCGCAGCATCAACGACGATGTAGTCCTCGAAATCGAGCACATTCGAGACCGTCGCACTGTCTGAAACCAGCGGATCAAAGCGCGGAATGTACCAAATGCGATACACGCCAGACGCGTCGTCCTCGGGCAAAAGCCTGATCTGTCCACCCACGACCGAATAGGCCAAGCGCTTGACACCAAAGTAAAGCCGAGACGCCACACGACCGCGAGCGTTACGCTCCGGGAAAGCAAAGCGCGTTACCGAGACCCAATCGCCAGGCGCCGAGTTCTGATAATCGATCCCACGCAGCTTATAGAAGTCAGTCGGCAGCGAGATGGTCGAGTTGCCAGTCCCCACCGTCACCTGCGTGCTAATCGTGTAGTAGTCCTCAAACTGCCCCACGAGCAGGTCATACAGCTCGGAGTAAGCCGCATTGATATAGCCCGTCAGCTCGGAATCCGAGATGAAGCGGCTGCTCTCCATGTCGGCCCGCTGGCGGGTCTCGGTGCGAAGCTGAAGAAGGGTCTTCGTCGGCATGGCCGATTAACCCTCGTCGCCTTCGTCTTCTGCCTCAAGCTCCTGTTCGGCCGATTCCATGATCAGCCACGCCTCTTTCAGGGCCTCAGCACAGCCCTTCACGTTCTTGCCTTCCACGCAGCCGATCAGCTTCTGAGCCGCAGCCTCAAGCGCCATCATGTAGTCGGGGCTCGATCCGATCTTTTCCATGACCATCTGCGGGCTATCGGCTTCTTCACCCGGCTTTTGAACGTAGGACGGGGCCTTGAGCTTGCCCAACAGCACCTGCATGACTTTTTTATTCGGATTCATGAGCATCATAGGCCCCGTCCTTTGTTCTAGCTTAAGCGATTAAACCGAGCTGGCCTTCAGCTCGAGCTTGAGGCTGACGACCGATCCGTCGTTCAGTTCAACGGCAGCACCGGCGGCATCCGTAAACAGCACCTGAACGGTCGGGGTGGCTCCTGAAACGGCCACCGAACGCACGATCATCCCACGGCTAGCCGGAGTGCCCGACGCCAGTCGCACGGTCGGGATCACAGCCAGGGCGTCGATGTAAGCGTCCTGCAGAGTGATCGTGTACAGACCGGACGAGTTACGAGCAACCGACGCGATGCCCTTCGAGAGACCAGCGTTCAGGGTCGGAGCGCCCGTAGCGCCAACCGCGAACACGGCATAGAGATCCACCACGCGCTTTTCCAGGCCGAGACGAAACTGAGTATACAGACGATTCATTGTATTTCCCCTTTAGGTACGGGTGATTTCGACTTGCACGGTAGCCCCCTACCGCGAAGAAGGGGGGCCGCCCTTGAGCCGCAGCGCGACCCGAGAGCAGCCCCCATCAGACTAATTAAGCAGTGACTTGGATGTTGATGTTGAAGCCAGGCGCGCGGCAGCCCATGTTGGCGTAGTAGCCGTAGCGCACTTCCACGCCGTCCGCCGTCGCTTGACGCAGCATCTGCAGGCCATCGGTGTCGATGACGCGCACAGCCTTGCCGAGCGAGTAGTGCTTCCACACGTCGAGCTGCAGGCCGAACACGCGGTCAGCCGGGCAGTTCTGGTCCGGAACCACTTTGATCACGCCGCGAGGGCCGTTGATCTGGATGCCACGGAACGCCACTTGAGCCGTAGCTTCGAGGTTCACGTACTGAACCTTGGAGCCGAGCGACTTCTCGAGTTCCGCGAACTTCGCGTAGCTCATGAAGTAATGGTCGAGCTTGCCGCCTTCACGGGCCACTTGCGCAGCGCCGTCGATCAGAGCTTCCTCGATCGGGAGACCGACGCCGTTGAGACGCTGGCCGCCGAGACGGGTCGCATCAACCGAGCGATCAACCCCGAAGAACATCGAGCTGGTCGGAGCCGAGGAAGGGATCCACGCCTCAAGGCCAGCCAGTTTCGTCAGCGTCGCACCCGAGTGGTCGCCACGAACGAACAGGAAGTCGCCCGCCGCAATGGTGGGGATGCCGTTCGTCGCGTCGTTCACGTTGAAGCCGAAGGTCAGCTGCGCGGTTTGAGCCGAGCGGTCAACCTTGGTGATGATCAGGCCGCTGCCCGACGAGCCGTAAGCCTTCGAGGCGCCGGTCACGCCGGTCGCAACATCAAGCTCCATGCCCACTTCAAAGTTAACGACGTCGTCCGGGTTCGACAGGCTGAGCGTCGTGCCAGCAACCGACGAGCCAGCCAGGATCTGGCCAATCTCACCGTAACCAGCGCGGTACTGAGCAATGGCCAGCGAACGGGTCAGCGAGTTGATCGCGCCGTCGATTTCAACGGTCGCGGCCTCGAGGAACGCGTTGGCCGAGCCCTTCGAGGCTTCCATCGTCTCGTTGTCGATGGTCGCGATCGAGTAGTCCTTCACCCGGGTCAGAATGAAGTCCTCAAGGCGCGAGTTCGTCACGGCGCCGCGAGCTTGGGCTCGAGCGAACGTGGCCGAACGGCCTTGCGGGTTGCCGAAGATGAGCGGAATGGGCAGGTTACGGCCGCCGAAGCCTTCCATCTTGGGAATGAGCGCAAGGAACGGATTGTCCTTGTACACCATGTCCAGAACAGCATCGTCCGTGTAGTGCTGCTTAAGCGCAGCATCAAAAGCAGTCAAATCGAGAGACATGATCTAGTCCTTTGTTACCGGGGCGTCGATTGCCCCTGTTGTTTCGCCCGGACCAGTTGCTCGTAAAGTGCCGCCGCTTGTGCGAGCGACTCCTCACGAGTCTTGGGCCGGGGCTTTGAATCCGGTTGTGCCGGAATCGCAGCGGTCCGATTCGTTAGGGTAACGTCCTGCGAGGTAAACTTCGCTTTCGCAGGCGCAAAGGGACTAGCTTCTGGTGCGCTCGACTGTGTCTGTGAACCCGTCGCGGCGTCGAGTGCGCTCCCCGCGTCGGCAATCCCGAGCAGCGCCTTCAGCTTCTTAGAAGCCTTCAGCGTCTCGAGACTCTTACTCAGCTCTGCCTCGATCATTTCGGCGACCCGAGGAATCAGGGCCTCAGCTTGCGCCCTGGTCTGATAACTCTCGGGATCGTTCGACACGATCTCAAAGCAGGCTTCATAAATAGCATCGTATGCATTATGCAGTTCGATCAACTCAAATTTTTCGCCGCCTTCTTTGATCTGCTTTTCGATCGTCTGCTTAAACGCAGTGACCTCAGCCTCGGCGGCTTTGAGTTGCGCGTCACGCTGCGCTTTTTCAAGCGCTTCCTGCTTCTCGCGTTCGTATGCAGCCAGACGTTCTTCAAGGCTTTTGACCTTGTCGTCCATGCTGGGCGGCTCGCCCTGCTTAATCGCAGCGTCGAGCACATCATTGATGCTCAATCCCGCACGTTCGAGCAGCTTAAGCGCATCTTTCTGCGTCAAAGCCTCCTCAAGCGGCGTGTACTTCTCGAGCAGCTCCTTAGCCTTGCGCTCCGCTTCAAGGATTTTCTTTTCCTTGCGCGTCAAAGCGGCAAACCGAGCAGACAGGTCGTCCTCGGGCTTGGCTTTCGGTGCCTCGGGTTTGGTCTCAGGCGCGGTAGCTACCCCATCCGTGGGATTGACCAGGGAGACCATCCCGGCGCTACCGGCCTGAGCTTCGGGCTGCGAGCTGGCAGGGGTGGCCGCTTCAGCAGTCGATCCTTGTGCGATTTGGCTTTCCAACATTAGACCTTTTCCTCTGCAATCACTTCGATTTCGGTGCGCCGGCCCTCGGGATCAACCTTTACGGTCTTGCCCGTCCGCTCGATATCGCGCCGGTTGCTCTCAGGGATCTTCAGCATCTCGGCCGCGTGCTTCAGGTCACGCCCGACGATCTTGCTGATCTTCATGAAGCCCTTGGGATGAAGCGGATGCGTCACCCATTGCTTGACCACATAGATCATACGGCCCCCGGAACGTTCGGGATCAGCTCATTGGTCGGCATCGCTTCAGGCGCGGCCATGGGCTGACCTTGAAGCTGAGCCTCGGGCCCTAGGCCAGCCTGAGCCATCATGGCGGCCGGGTCTTGCTCGGGCGCCTGCATCTGCTGCTGAAGGGCTGCGCAGTCGTCAATGAACCTGCGGAACAGGTCGAGCCGCTCCTCGGGCACGTTGTCGTTCTTAGCCTTCAGATAGGCCAGCTGTGCCATTTGCTGGGCCACAGTCAGGTTCATGTAAGGCTCGGGCGTCTGGTACTCGCCATCTTTCAAGATCCGGTAAATGATCTTCTTTACCATCTCGACCGGAGCGTTCTTGTAGCCCATGAAGGCCTCGAGATCCGGGAAGTCGAGCAGGTCGAGCGCATTCTCACGGTCAATAAACCCAGCTTGCACCAGCTCCTGAATCGTCTGGAGCCGCCCAGCAGGGGTGGCGGGCAGGATATTGGACGGGAAGCAGCGCATGACGTACTGGTCACGCTCGAGGTTCACGTCTTTCCAGCGCAGCTCCTCGATCGACTTACCGTCTTGGGCCTTGATTGCGTAATGCGGGTCGTCCTCGGCCAGCTCCTGCGTCATCTCAATCGTAATCTTGGCAGCCAAGAGCGCGCCGTCATCATATCGCTGCGAGAAGATCTGGAACCGCTCGGACTCAATGTCCTGGTACTCACGCAGAGCACGGCCAGAGTCGAGGCCTGCAGGCTTCTGGGCCGTGGCAGACAGCGCAGAGATGCCCACGATCTCAAACGCACGGTTATAGAGCGTGTTGGCGTGCTGATATGCCTCGGGCGGCATCGCCGGAGCCGTCGTAAACATCGGCGGCGCGCCATCATACGTGCCTACGTAGCCAATCTCGTTAGTCAGGTTCTTATTCGAGACCGATCCCGCCTGGAACCAGACGCGAGGCACACACATCAAGTGCTGCGCCTTCTGAATCGTGCGGAATAGCTTGTTCAGCTCGATCTGAATGCCCGTCAGCTCCTCGGCGATGCCGATGCCAAAGAAACCGGTGACCCGCTCAGTCCACCGGATGAACTCAAACGGGAAAAAGTCGCGCGTGTACTTCTCAGCAAACAGCGTGCAGCCATCAATGACGATGGCGTGCGCCCCGTCGTCAGCATCTGGGCCAGACTTCAGATGCCAGCTCTCTACGATGCGGATGATGTCCTTCGCGCCCGGGCTCGTCACGTTGGCCGAGAAGCCGGGCGCAGCTTCTTTAATCGCAGCCTCGTGCTTCGGGAACGCCTCTTTGAGCTTATCCCGGCTGACGTAGCGCACCTGGTGCAACGACTGCGGCTCGCCGTAAATGGCCTCAGCGTCGTCGATGATGATCTCATCGATCAGAGCGCGCTCGCAGTGAACCTGCCCGCCCTCTTTGTAAAACTTGATCGCGCCCGTGCCAAAGATCATGGCATCACGCGCAGCCTTACGCTTCGCAGCGTAGTACTCCATCGCAGCAAACGAGCCGTCGAGGAATTTGGTCAGGTCCTTAGCCCGCTCCTGCTGATCCCAGTTGCCGCCGTCAGTCAGGAAGATGGGCCTAGGCTTCGATTTAGCGAGCTTCGAGCAAGCCGTATCGATACAGGCCTTGACCACGTTGATCGAGATCCGAGCCGAGTTGAAGGGCTCAAAGACCGTCGGGTTATTGACGCCCGCATAAAAGCCCAAGACTTCCATGTTGTGATACAGGCGCGCGTGCCGCAGGTTTGCTGCCCTGCGATAGAGCTGCCGGCGCTCGATATCGCGCACGAGCGGGAACAGATGCTCGTGAATGGCCGACTCCTCAACCGTCCACCAGCGCGGCTCGAGGTTCTTGCCGCCTTTGGTCTGGTGATACTTATGGGTCGGGATCTCTTTATCCGACAGGTCGTGGCGAGCCATGATTAAGCCAGCTCCTTACGGTAGGCGTCGAGAATCGGCTCGTTCGCGGCGTCGATCTCAGTGATATCCCAGCCCTCGCCAGCCGTAGCGCCTGCTTCAACGCCGGGCTTGCCCTTCGTCTCAGCCAAGGCGCCAGGACCGCCGCGCTTGATGTAGAACCCACCACAGGAAAGCTCATCCACTCGGAATTCTTCTGCGAGTTGGAGCAGCTTTCGGACCGTATCAATCCGGAATGGATGCTTTTGTGCCATATACTGGGGGACAGATGTTAACCGGCGTGCTATAGCTGTCTCGCTGCGGCAGCGTGGATACTGACACGCGCACCGATTCTCGGGCAGATGCTGCGAGGGGTAGGTGGCCGGGGAGGCGGGCTTTGGTTGCGCCCCCGAGTTGTGCTTGTCACAACCCGCAGCGCCTCAAATCTCGTCCTCGTCGTCGAGATCCCAAGGCAATCGCGTGCGTGCGCGCTCAAGCTTCTCGCTCTCACGTTCTGCCCATTGCTCAACGGCTGCCTCGCTATGAATGGGCGGCTTCACGACCTTCGGACGCGATGCGTAGTTGTAAGCCCAGCGCCAAGCATACAGGGCTGAATCAACGGCGTGGTTATCGTACTCGGGATGCTCTTTCCGCTCCCTACCGGGCTCACGGTCGTCCCAGATGAGCGATTGCCATTCCTCAACGAGCGCCTTAGCCGAGTCGCCCACGACCTTGATTGAGCCTTTGCGAAGGTCTGAGTTCATCAGCTCGATAAAGCCGTTCTTGCCCTGCTTCTCGGCAGCTAGGACCGGCAGGTTGTAGCGTTGCCTGATTTCTTCAGCGACCTGCTTACCCCCGCCGCCCGCGTCAATCACGACCGTGCACGGGCTATGGTCCTTTAGGTAGTAGCGAATGCGCTCGGCCACGTCCGACGCGATCATCTCAGTGCGCTTATAGGCATCCACGACATAGAGCGTCGGGTCATGCGGCCGGTACGCCATGAGTACGAAGGCTGAGGGGTCGGGGCTATAGCCCAAGTCCACGCCCAGCACGTAGCGGTACTCGCCTTGGGGCAGCTCGGCCACCCAGTTCTTGAGCGGATCGTACTTGTAAAC